GCTGCTGGTGGACATGGGCTACAAACCCGGCGTCGTCGCCGACGTGAAGCAGAAGGCCGGCGGCGCGGTGATGATGCTCGCCAAGGGCATGGGCATCCGGGCCAGCCGCAAGCCCATCGCCGAGTACGCCCGCAGGCCCGGCGAGACCATCGGCCACTACTGGTACACCCCCAATGTCCGCAAGACGGGCCAGTTCCAGCACGTCATGGTGGACGTGAACTACTGGAAGCGGTTCGTGCATGAAGGGCTGGCCACCGCGGCCGGCGACAGGGGCTCGATCAGCCTGTTCGGCAATGACGGACGCCATCACGAACTGATCGCCGAGCACGTCGCCCGCTCGGAGAAGTGGGTCGAGGTCATCGGCCCCGGGGGTGTGGTCCGCGAGTGGTCGCCGTGGCCGACGCGGCCCGATAACCACTGGTTCGACTGCCTGGTCGGCTGCGCCGCGGCGGCCAGCATGGTGGGCGTTAAGCCCGCCGGCGAGGCCGCGCCCGTGCGCCAGCGAAAGCGGTACACGCAGGAAGACCTGCGGAGGAAGGAAGCATGAAGGTCGCCGCGACGGATCGCAGACAGTGGCCCTCCGAGACCGCCACCACGGGCCTGGAATGCCGCAAGTGCGGGTGCCGCCACTTTATGGTCGACCACACGCGGAAGGTCAATCGCATGATCATCCGCTACCGCCGCTGCAGGCACTGCGGACAGCGCATGACGACGTGCGAGCGGGCCTTGGGCCAGCCCTGACGAAGATTCTTTCCATATATGGATAGCGCCCCGGAAAAGGTCCTTCTGGAGTGCATGTAATGCTTTGTGGTAGCACGTCGGTGTAGGACAATAGCATCAGACAACCAGGACGCGCGGCGCGCCGGCTGATCCCCGGGGCGAAGCCATAGAACCAACGGCCGTGTGGGGCCACACACTCACGCGGCCGTTTTTCTTTGGCCCGCGCGGCCGGTTGTCGGACAGCGGGATGGAGCAGCGGCAGCTCGCGTGGCTCATAACCACGAGGTCGCCGGTTCGATTCCGGCTCCCGCGATTGGTGAGAAATGGCGGACGAAATCGACAACGCGATTGAGACCAACGCCAAGGGTCCCAAGCAGGCCGGGGCTGACGGCGTGAACGTCCAGCAGCACTCGCTGCCGGATCAGATCGCCGCGGACAAGTACCTCGCGAGCAAGCAGGCGGTGTCGAAGAACCCGGCCAAGGCGTTCGCCCGGGTCAAAATCGTCCCGCCGGGAACGGTGTAGCGCATGGGCTGGTGGCCATTCACAAGGCGGTCGAAGCCGACGGGGACGGTGGCCCGGACGCTGGTGGTCCGCGCGAAGTTCGATTCGGCGCAGACCACGCCCGACAACCGCCGCCACTGGGCCAACGCCGACGGCCTGTCGGCCGACGCCGCGGCGAACCCGGAAGTCCGTCGTGTCCTCCGCAACCGCGCCCGCTACGAGGTGGCCAACAACAGCTACGCGCGGGGCATCGTCCTGACGCTGGCCAACGACGTGATTGGCACGGGGCCGCGGCTCCAGATGCTGACGGATTCCGACGAGGCCAACCAGACCATCGAGCGAGAGTTCATTGCCTGGGCCAAGGCCGTGGACCTGCCGGGCAAGCTCCGCACGATGCGGCAGGCGCGGGCGCAGGACGGTGAGGCGTTCGCGGTCCTGTTCTCCAACGACAACATCGACTCGCCCATCAAGCTGGACCTCAAGCTCATCGAGGCCGATCAGGTCGCCACGCCCAGCGCGAAGCTGGGCATCCCCGGCGCGGCCCTGGCCGTCGACGGCATCGAGTTCGACCCGTTCGGCAACCCGGTCGCCTACCACGTCCTGAAGTCCCACCCCGGCAGTGGCGCGGCGGCTGCGGCGCTCCAGTATGACCGGCTGCCGGCCGACAGCGTGATCCACTGGTTCCGAGCCGACCGGCCCGGCCAGCGCAGGGGCCTGCCCGACATCATGCCGGCGCTGCCGCTCTTTGCGCAGCTCCGGCGGTACACGTTGGCCGTGATTGCGGCGGCGGAATCCGCCGCCAACATCGCCGTGCTGATGAAGACCAACGCCCCGGCCGGCGGCGAAGCGGCCGAGGTCGAGCCCATGACGGAGATGGAGTTCTCGCCCAACATGGCCGTCTTCACGCCGGAGGGCTGGGAACCGTCGCAGGTCAAGGCGGAACAACCGGCGACCACCTACGACATGTTCAAGCGGGAGATTCTGAACGAAATCGCCCGCTGCCTGAACATGCCGTACAACATCGCGGCCTGCAACAGCTCGGGCTACAACTACGCCTCGGGGCGGCTGGACCATCAGACGTATTTCAAGGCCATCCGGGTCGAGCAGGCCCACTGCGAGACGGTGGTGCTGGACCGCATCCTCGATGCCTGGCTGGCCGAGGCCGTCAAGGTCTTCGGCCTGGGGCAACTCGACGATGCATCCCACCAGTGGTTCTGGGATGGGCACGAACACGTCGACCCGGCCAAGGAAGCGTCGGCCCAGGCCACCCGCCTGACCAGCAACACCACCACGCTCGCCGCCGAGTTCGCCCGCCAGGGCAAGGACTGGGAGACCGAGCTTCGCCAGCGCGCGAAGGAAGTCGCACTGATGAAGGAACTGGGCCTGGCGTCCGCGCAAGCCGCGCCGCAAGCGCCCGCGCCTGATGACGAGAAGCCCGACCGCGAAGATGAGGAGGAAGACCGTGCCGCTGCCTGAGAAACAACCCGACGAGACGCGCGACCAGTTCATCGACCGCTGCATGGCCGACGCGACGATGGCCGAGGAGTTCCCCGACGCCGCCCAGCGCCGGGCTGTCTGCGAGAAGCAGGCCGACCGGCCGGCCACCGCCAACGCGGGCGCTCCGCTCCACCTGGTCAGCGAGCCGGGGGCGCTCACCATCGAGGCGGCGGCCGACGGCGCGGGCCAGGACGGCAAGCCACGTCTGCCGCGCTTCACGATGATCGCCTACACGGGCGGGCCCATGCGGATCGCCGGGTGGCGCTATCCGGTGGTCGTGGACCTGGCGGGCCTGACGATCCCCAGCCAGGCGCGGCCCATTCGTTTCGGCCATGACGTGACCGCCGGCGTGGGCCACTCCGACAGCATCCGCGTCCAGGATGGGCGTTTGATCGCCGCCGGCGTGGTCTCGCGCGACACCGCTGCCGCGAAGGAGATCGTCGTCTCGGCGGGCAACGGCTTCCCGTGGCAGGCGAGCATCGGGGCGTCGGTCGATCAGTTCGAGTTCGTCAAGGAGAACCAGTCCGTTCTGGTGAACGGGCGGGAGTTCTCCGGTCCCGTCAACGTCGTCCGCAGGGCGACGCTCGGGGAGATCAGCTTCGTCGATCTTGGTGCCGACGGCAACACGTCGGCCAGTGTGGCCGCTTCGGCCAAGGAGAAAACACTCATGGACGGCAACGACAAGAGCAAGCAGGACAAGACCGTGCAGGATGGCACCGGCAAGGACGCCGCCACCTCTGCGGCGCAGGCGACCGCCGGCAAGGAGGCCGGCGCGCCTGCCATTCAGGCCTCGGCGACCACCGCGACCGCCCCCGACGCGGGACTAACCGTCGATCCGGTCGCGGACATGCGGGTCAAGGCAGCCGCCGAGCAGGAACGGATCGCGGCCATCCGCAAGGTTTGCGGCGACAAGCACGCCGACCTCTGCGCCCGCGCCATCCGCGAGGGCTGGGACGCCAACCGCACGGAGCTTCAGAAGCTCCGGGACGAGCGGCCCGAGCCGCCCGGCGACAAGCCGCAGCGCCCTGCGGTGGCAGGTGCCGTCCTGGAGGCCGCCTGCCTCCTGACCGGCGGCGTCCGCGGCGACGATCTGCTCGAGGGCTATGGCGAGCAGGCCGTCGAGGCCGCCGACAAGCGGTTCAAGGGCGGCATCGGTCTGCAGGAACTGCTCCTGGAGGCGGCGTGGGCCAACGGCTACGACGGCCGGAACTTCCGGGATGCCCGGGGCGTGCTGCGCTTTGCCTTCGGGCATGCCGAGAACCTCCAGGCGGCGGGCCTGTCGACCATCGACATCGGCGGCATCCTGTCCAACGTCGCCAACAAGTTCCTCCTGGAGGGCTTCTTCAGCGTCGAGCGGACCTGGCGGAACATCTGCGCGGTGCGGAACGTGTCGGACTTCAAGACCGTCACGTCGTACCGGCTGATCGGCAAGGACCAGTACGAGATCGTCGCCCCCGGCGGCGAGCTCAAGCACGGGACTCTGGGCAACGAGTCCTACACCAACAAGGCCGACACCTACGGGTTGCTGCTGGCCATCGACCGCCGGGACATCATCAACGACGACCTCGGCGCGATCACGACGGTGCCCCGCAAGCTCGGTCGTGGCAGCGGCCTGAAGATCAACGACGTGTTCTGGACGACGTTCCTGAACAACGCCGCCTTCTTCACCGCCGGCAACAAGAACTACCTGACCGGGGCCGACACCGTGCTGAGCATCGACGGCCTGACCAAGGCTGAGAAGGCCTTCATGGACCAGGTGGACTCCGACGGCAAGCCCATCGGGATCATGCCGGCGGTGATGCTGGTGCCGACGGCCCTGTCGGCCATGGCGACCATGCTCTACAAGAGCCTGGAGATCAGGGACACCACGGCTAGCACCAAGTACCCGGTGGCCAACCCGCACCAGAACAAGTTCCGCGCCGAGGTCAGCCGCTACCTGTCCAACTCCAGCTACGCCGGCAACTCGGAAAAGGCGTGGTATCTGCTGGCCGACCCGACGGACCTGCCGGTCATCGAGGTGGCGTTCCTCAACGGCCAGGAGTCCCCGACCATCGAGACGGCCGACGCGGACTTCGGAACGCTCGGCGTGCAAATGAGGGGCTACCACGACTTCGGCGTGAACCTTCAGGACCCCCGCGGCGGCTGCAAGAGCAAGGGCGAGGCGTAAGCCTTACGCCCATAGGAGAGAACTGACATGGCAACCTTCATTCATGACGGCAACAGCATCGACTACACCCCCGGCGCGGATGTGGCTGCCGGGGCGATGGTCGTGCAGGGCGAACTGGTCGGCGTGGCCCGCACGCCTATCGCGGCCAACGCGCTGGGCAGCCTGGCGGTGGTTGGGGTCTTCGACTTCGCCAAGGCCACCGGCGGCGGCACGGCCATCACGGCCGGGGCCAACTGTTACTGGGACGCGGCCAACCAGCGGGCGACCACGACGGCCACGGGCAACAAGCTCATCGGCAAGTGCGTCAAGGCCGCGGCCGACGCCGACGCCCTCGTCCGCATCCGCATGATGCAGTGAGGTAGCTCGTGGCCGACCTGCTCCAGCAAGGCGTGGACTGGCTGGACGGGCAGCGCGTGGCGCACCTGTCCCGGTCGGTGACCTACCAGCGCGGCGGCGAGTCCGTCGAGATCGCCGCCACGCTGGGGGCCACGTCGCTGGAGGTCTCCGACGAGGCCGGCGCGACCGTGCGGACTCGGGCAGCGGACTTCATCGTCTCGGCCGGCTCGCTGGTGCTGGGCGGCGCAGCGGTGATGCCCCTTGCGGGCGACCGCATCCTGGTGCCCTCCGGCGGCAAGACGCTGGTCTTCGAGGTGCTGGCCCTGCCCGGCGGCGAGCACTTCCGCCCGGCCGACCCGACGGGCACGGCCCTGCGGATTCACGCGAAGCAAGTGGACGAGGAAGACGCCTGATGTGCAGCGACAGCGACCAATACGACCGCGTGTGCAAGGGCGAGTTCGCGGCCATCCACACCAAGCTGGACCGGATGGACGAGGCCATTCGCGGCAACGGCAAGCCTGGCATCCAGCTTCGTCTGGACCGTCTGGAGGCCGCCGAGGCCGTGCGGTCGCGGCTGATGTGGATCATCGCCGGCTCGACGGTGACGCTGGCGCTGGGCGCGGTGTGGAAGCTGATCTTCGGAGGCTGATGGTATGGCCAAGCGATGGATTCAATCGGCGGACGTGGAAGTGACGGCGGCCGGTGCGCTGCTGACGGCTCTGGCCGGCTGCGCGACGCTGGCCGGCGGGACGAAGACGGTCCCCTCGGCCTCCACGCCCCAGCCGTTGGTGGCCGTGTCCGTGCCGTGCCGGTTCGTGTGGGTCGGCGCTCGCGTGGACGCCTACGGCAACCCGCTGAACAGCTACCCGTGCTTCGTGGGCGACTCGGCCGGGCAGAACATCCCGGTCATGCCCAGCAACTACGAGGGCCTGGTAATCCGCATCGACGACGCCAGCAAGGTGTACGTCAAGGTGACGGTCAACAATCAGGGCGTGGCGTACCGCATCTTCGCGTGAGGCAGACATGGCGACCATCTGGTCCGCACAAACCGGCATCTGGTCCGACCCAACCACCTGGGTGGGCGGGGTCGTTCCCGACCCATGGGACGATGACGTGGTCATCGCCAGCGGCCACAACGTCGTCATTCTGCCGAGCTACTACGTCGGCATCGCCAATGGCCACATGCTCACGGTGCAGAGCGGCGCGCTGCTTGTGGTCGTCGGCGGACTGGACGTCTTCTATTATGCCAGCCTGGAAGTGCAAGGCGAGCTTGTCGTCATCGCGGGATGCTCCATCTATGTGTACGACGACGGGTACGCCACCATCGACGGGGGCGCGATCGCCAGCATCGAGGGTTACTTTGACCTCGATTACTACGCCTACCTGAACATCTACGGCCAGATGACCGTCGAAGCCAGCGGCTGGCTCTCGGCCTGGTATGACGCCTACGTCTACGTCAATGGCGGCGTCCTTTCGGTCTACGGTCACTTTGACCTCGCCGACTACGGCTACATGGACCTCTACGGGGCAGTGTTCAGCGTCGAGAGCGGCGGTGTGGCCGAGATCGGCGGCTACGTCTACGGCTACTACTACAGTGGCATCTACGTCTACGGCGAACTGACGGTCGACTCCTACGGCTACATCGAGGCCGTCTACTCTTCGGAAATCACCTGCGAATCGTCCGGGCTGATGTCGGTGGAAGGATACCTGCTTGTGGCCGACGGCGGCTCTTGCCGCGTGCAGGGCCCAGTTACGCTCAAGCGTTCCTCGGGCTTCGACGCCTACTACTGGGGCTATCTGTCAGTGGAATCCGGCGGGTTGGTGGACTCCTTCGGCTACATGGGCATCCACTACGACGCGATGCTCTCCGTCAATTACGGCGGGGAGATGCGCGTCTACAGGAACATCGACATCTCCGGGCAGATGTACGGCGGCGGCAAGATTCTGATGCTGCGCCGCGAGGGGCAGATCAGGGACGGCGACGGCAACGACCTCTTCAAGCTGAACCAGGCCTACGGCTTTGGGCAGCAGCGGATCGCATAGGAGAACAGCACATGGCAGAGCAACCGATTGGCACACCGGGCAGGCAGACGATGGAGCTGACGCCCGCCGAGCAGCAGGCCGTCGAGCGGATGCGGATGAGCCCGGCCGACCGTGCCGCCGAACAGCAGGCCCGCAGGCTGGCCCGCCTGGACGCGATGGCCCCGGAGGTTCGGCAGGTCGTCGAGGAGCGGATCGCCCGTGTCGAGGCCATGACGCACGCCGAGCGGCGGACCTACCTGGCCGGGCAGCGATTGGCCGGCCTGGCGCGTTCCCTTCGGCATGAGGTCCAGCAGGGATTGTCCCTGACGGACGCCCTCGCCGCTGTCGAGCCCGTCAATCAGCCGGATGTGGACTGGCTGGTCGGCGAAGTGAAGAAGGTGAGCTGACGCATGGCCATGATCGCCGACATCGCGGGCGCTGTGGTGACTGCACTGAACGGCCACACGTTCAGCCAGCCGTTCACGGCGGCGCGGGCGTACCTGCCGGTCTTTGACCTGAAGGACATGAAGGACCTGCACGTGACGGTCGTGCCCCGCGGCGTGGAGATGACCACGGCCGGGCGGGGCCTGGCGGCCAGCGACATCCAGATCGACGTGGCCGTGCAGAAGAAGCTCACCGGCGCGGACAACGCGGAAATCGACACCCTGATGGGCCTGGTCCAGGAGATTGCGGAGTTCATCCGCTCGACCGGACGGTTCGGCGACGGCTCGTGGGTGCGGACTGAGAACGTGCCCATCTACTCTCCCGAGCACCTGGGCGAGTTGCGGCAGTTCACCAGCGTCCTGACGCTGACGCTGAAGGTGATGACGGCATGATCGGCATGGTGACCAAGCAGATGTTCTTCGACCGCGCGAAGGTCAAGAAGGCCGTCGACAAGGGCGTGCGGAAGGTCTTCAGCAAGTTCGGCGCGTTCGTGCGGACGGCCGCCCGGCACAGCATCCGCAAGCGGAAGGCCGTGTCGGAGCCGGGGCAGCCGCCCTCGTCGCACGTGGGCCTGCTGCGGAAGCTGATCTACTTCGGCTACGACCCGACGCGCAAGAGCGTGGTGATCGGCCCGACGCCCCTGCACGGCACGGCCGAAGCGCCGCCTCTGCTGGAGTACGGCGGCAGGGCTCGGCGGCGCGGCCGCAAGGGCCGCAACGTCATGGCGAGCTACAGGGCTCGCCCCTTCATGGGCCCCGCCTTCGAGCGCGAGAAACCCAAGCTCCCGGCCATGTGGGCCGGGTCGGTGAAATGACACAGAAATGACACGGCGATGCACCCTGCGGTGACACGCCGAGGAGGCCACGGACATGGCGACCTTCATCCTGGGCAAGGACGCGAAAATCTACCAGGGCGCTGCCGGCGGCGCGCTGGGCACGCTGACGGAGATGAGCAACGTCAAGGACGTGACGCTCAATCTGGAGGCGGGCGAAGCGGACATCACCACGCGCGCCAACTCCGGCTGGCGGGCCACCGCGCCGACCCTGCGCGAGTGCACCTGCGAGTTCGAGATGGTCTGGAAGCCGGGCGACAGCGGCTTTGACGCGATCAAGGCGGCGTTCCTGGCCGGCACCACCATCGAGCTTGCTGTGCTGGACCAGGCCCGCGAGACCACCGGCGCGCAGGGTCCCAAGGGCAGCTTCTCCATTACGTCGTTCTCGCGGAACGAGGCGCTGGAGGAGGCGATCACCGTCTCGGTGACGGCCAAGCTCGCGGTCTTCGATGAATGGGTGGAGGTGGCAAGCTGATGAAGACATTCACCGACAACGCGGGACGCGCCTGGACGGTCTCGCTGACCATCGACGCGGCCAAGCGGGTCAAGGGCCTGCTGGACGTCAACCTGCTGGAACTGGAGGCCGGCGACCCGCCGCTGCTGACCAGGCTCGGCACGGACGTGATCCTCCTGTGCGACGTGATCTTCGCCCTGGTCAAGCCCCAGGCCGACGCCGCGGGCGTGACAGATGAGCAGTTCGGTGCCGCCCTGGGCGGCGAGACAATCCTGGCGGCGCAGACGGCCTTCTACGAGGAACTCGTCGATTTTTTCCGCAAGCTGGGGCGGACCGACCTGGCCAAGGCCGTGGACGCCCAGCGGCGGATGATCGACCTGGCGGTGCGCCGGATCGAGACGCGGATCGACCGGCTGGACCTGGAAGCGGCCGTCGAATCGACCCTTGGCGAACCGTCCACGAGCTTGCCGCCGTCGTCGG